GGTATTACTTCAAGCTCTTCCACCACAAACGTTATTCTCAAAAACAACATTTCCTACAATAACTCTGACAATTATAACGGCACCTTCTCCTCTTCCTCTACCAACAATCTTTCCGGTCCCTCTCAAACCGACGCCCCAGGATCTAACCCACGCAACGCAGTAACGGTTACTTTTGTTAACGAGACTAACAAAAACTATCATCTTGCCTCAACCGACACTGGGGCAAAGGGTTATGGGGCGAACTTATCGGGCGATTCTTATCTTGCGTTCTCGGATGACATAGACGGCGAATCCCGTGGGTCTACCTGGGACATCGGGGCGGATCAATACGTGGCCGCTGGCGGCGGAAGTTCTCTTCCTATCTTCATGGATTATTATCGTCGTAGGAGAATGGTATAATGGCACTTCCTATAAGATACAGCACAGCTTCACAGACAATTATCATTGGCCCATTTCTTGATGATACCGATGGGAAGACTGCGGAGACCGCATTGACCATAGCCAACACCGACATCAAACTGGCTAAGAACAACGCCATAAGTTTTTCTAATAAGAATTCTGGCGGGGCCACTCATATCGCCAACGGCTATTACTACTGCACCCTTGATGCAACCGACACCGACACCCTTGGGCGGTTAGTCATCACCGTCAACATGACTGGTGCCCTTCCTGTTTGGCACGAATTCGAAGTTATTTCGGCTCAAGAATTCGATGCGTTCTATGGGTCCTCTTACGCCCAGGTTGATGTGCGACAAATTTCAGGCTCAGCAGTCTCTACCACCACCGCTCAATTAGGCGTCAATGTGGTCAATGTTGCTGGAACAGCACAAACTGCCAGAGATTTAGGTGCTCAATTGGATGCAACGATTAGTTCCAGGGCACCCGCCTCGACGGCCCTGTCCAACACTACTTGGACCGATACCAAGGCAGGCTATCTGGATGCAGCAATCAGCTCCAGGTCAACCCTGACAGCTGCGGATGTCTGGTCCTATACCACCAGGACCTTGAGCAGTTTTGGGACATTGATTGCCGACATCTGGAGTTATTCGACAAGGACGCTTTCTGCCTTCTCGACTTCGTTGGCCGTGGCGGTTTGGGATGTGCTGGAAAGCGCTATTGCTACGGCAAGCTCGATTGGGATGAAACTGAAGACGAACTTGGATACGACCGTGAGTTCCAGGGCCAATGGAAGCGACTATACTTCTGCCAGGGCCGCCAAGTTAGACAATCTCGATGCAACCATTAGCTCCAGAGCGGCGGCGGCTACTGCCCTATCGAATACTACCTGGACAGCTGCCAGGGCCGGATACCTGGACAATTTGAGCGGCGGCGCAGTCGCACTCAACGCCGATGTCCAGACCTTGTTGACGAGGATTATTGGAACGCTGGCCGCCGGCACCCACCAGCCTCAGAGTGGGGATGCTTATGCTGTGGTTACCAATGCCGCCTACGGGAACGAGCAGATCAAGGGGTTTGTGGACGATTTGGAGAGCAGGCTGACGGCAACGAGAGCTGGGTATTTGGACAACTTAGGCGGGGGAGCTGTTGCGTTGCATACCGATATGCAGACCCTTCTTAGCCGTGTTGTCGGGACGCTGGCCGCTGGGACGCATCAGCCCCAGAGCGGAGATGTGTATGCTGTGGCAACGAACGGAACCTACGGCAATTCGGCAATCAAATCTGCAATAGACACGGTTGATAGCGTCGTTGACCTGATCGAAGACATTGTGCGGAATAGGATTGAGGTTACGGACTCGACTGGAACGGTGACGCTATATGAGGATAATTCGACGACTGTCAAGTTCTCGGTTGCCAATTGCCTCACCGACGACTCTGTTAAGACGACGAGAAAGAGGTTGGAATAATGGATTACCAGAGATTGATTGAGCCTTACGCTGATGGCGGCCTACGAACGCCGGAGGGGCAAATCTCGTGGCTGCGAAAAAAGGGGTTCTCACCTGTTGTGATAGCCAATGCCATGGAAGCGGTCTATGATCGGCTGGAAAAGGGGGAGACCTTCCCGGATGGCCACGAGTTGGATGTGGAACTGTTGCGGAATGCCGAAAGGTTACATCTGGAAGAAGGCAAACTCTTAATGGATCAACTCCTGACCAAGAGGGTCGAGGGCGGACGTTTCAAGAAGGCCTGGATGGCCCTGACAGGTAAACTATGAATTATTTACCCTTCGTGGGATGGGGATTTTACGGGGCCTCCAGTGCTCAGCGGCGGGCAAATCGCTTCGCCTCCTGGGGCGTTATGGATGTGCTCCCCAGTATGAGCCCATCCCTGGTCCGATGGGTCAGTATTCTGGCTACTTCATTCAGCACGATATTAGGGTAGGGGAAGACATGATCAAATATTCTTCAGGCGAAAAGACGGCAAACAGTATCATCTATACCGGAGATTGTGTCTATTGCGGAGTGGTGGCGGTTACGGGGGGGTCAAACAGGACCATCAAGATTTATAACGGGCAGGATAACTCCGGTAGCCTTGTGGAACAATTTGTGGCCGACGGAAACAAGCCGACTGACGGGGTGCTTCATTCCGCTCCGATCCATTGCCCCAATGGTATCTATCTGGAAATTAGTGGCGGGTCTTGTATTGTGTATTACTCCACGAAGAAATCCGATTTTTGGGGGAGGGGCAAGACGAAATGGTAGTGGAGAAAATCAAGCAAGGTGACCTCTTCGTCGTTAAAACCAGCGGCTTCATCCCATGGGTCATCAGGGTAGTGCAGTGGTTTTGGTCTACAGACAATGAGAGCACCTATAACCATGCTGGGGTGATCGTCTCCAGACTTGGGACTACAATAGAGGCCAAATGGCGGATCAGTAGATACCACCTTCGGGATATCATCGGAAAGCAGACTATGGTCGTTCGCCATAAAGATATGACCACGCCAAGGTTCTTACTGGGATATCGGGCCATCAAGCCCATGATCGGGAAACTGTATCCGGTATGGAGATTGCCCCTCCACCTGCTGCGCATTTCCAAGTTCTTTGCTTTTGGGCCAGGGGTCTGCTCAGAGCTGACTGCCAAGTTTATGGACGGAGCTTGCTTCCACAATATTGTCTATGGTTTGACGCCTGATGACTTGGCCGACAGGTGGCGAATTGATAAGGATATGATCATTATATTCGAAGGCATTTTGACGAGAGATGTCTATGAATCCATAGTGCAGGAGGGCCTATGAGAAGGATACTTTGGCCAATAATCATTGGTATTTTGTGTCTGTTGTTCTGGTGGGTCAATATCGGCTTCTCAGCGGACAAATCCGTCACCTTCGCCTGGGAACAGGATGCAACAGACCTGCCCGTGCTGAAAGAATGGCGCATCAAGAAATCCCCCACCCCTGGCGGGCCGTATGAGACATTCGTTGTGGTTCCCTATGATGGCCAAGCCAAACCCACCTATACCGCAACTACGGTCCTGACCGTCCCCAGCGGACAAAAGACAACGCTCTACTTCGTTGCTACTGCCGTCGCCACAAGTGGATTCGAAAGCGGGCCGAGCAATGAGTGCTCATATATCTTTGACTTTTCTACCGTGACCGTCCCGATCCGGTTGCGGATAGAGGTCAGCCCAAATGGACAGTGATAGGTGGATGGTCCTGAATGGTATTGGGGTAGAGGTGGTGATGGAGCTACGGCCTTGGTGGGATTTTACTGTATTGCAGGCCTCTGACATGATCGAAGAGGTGGTGTTGAGGGTAATAGAGGATGCTTCGCATAACAACCACGAATTCGTGAGGGAGGTGATGGCAATGGCGAAGAAGAAGCCGAAAGGGAAGAAGCCGAAAAAGCAGAAGGATCAACCGATTGTGACGGGAAAGAAGAAGAAGAGATAAGGAGGTGGATGAATGGGAGTTTGGGAAAATATAGCCAAGGAGATTGTGAGACAGGCCGAGCCGTTGATCCCAAAATACCTGCCCGATCTCAAGGCAGCGATGAAAGAGGCGTGCTTGGAGGCGTTGAAGGAGTTCTTCGCCAAGGGGCAGAAACCAGAATATACGGCCCCAGCAGTCGAATTCCCGCAACCATCTACTTCCGATTCTTTTGTTATTGCTGACCTGGATAGGATACCTGATATGATGAGGGCCGCAGGATTCCAACATCCAAACGACAATGCGCTCTATTATGCCCTGGCCTTCATCTATGCCTTTGGTCCTGATCATACGATGCCGGACGATGGGGCAGGCTCCCTTGCCGGCTTCAATGCTGATCATGGACTTCGGGCATCCATCCATCAATGGTTCGACAAGATTGTGAGGGATGCCGCTGGGAAGCTGATTGTGGATAGGGCAAAGTCGGTAACCATTATTGCTAATGATGGACCTGATCGTTGCGGATTCCGCCTTGGGCCGGCCATAAGGGATCGGCTGCTTGAATTGGGAGCGAGGCCAGGACAGATCAATATGGGGGTCATATTCAATCCATGACGAATAATAATTTGGAAGAAAAACATTTGTGTCATCCTGAAGTTGGTGATGTCTGGCATGAGATGTTTACTCCCATTCTCAAGGTGATCGGGGTGGATGGGGATTTAGTCAAGATAGTCAGGCCCAAAAACTATTTCGACGCCAATGGCGAGTATGTCGGATGGAAATGGGATGACCAGAATAATGAGATTACGACCAAGTCGGAATTAAGAGCGTATCTGTCATACAATCAGATGCCCGGATATTGGGCGAGAGTTAAACCGAAAACATAGGAAGGGTCATATTCAATCCATGACTTGGGAGCAAGTAGTCTACATTATCATTTCCGCTATCTTAGCGTTGTTGGGAAAGTGGGCCTGGGACCGGTATTTCGCTGAATCATCGAGGGTGACGGCGGCCATGTGCACAAAAGAGCGGGAAGCGTGTTTGAATCGGATAATGGCTTTGGTAGAAGCTCAAAACTCCAAACTTGCTGCAGACGATGCCCGATTCAAAGAGATTCACGAAGACATCAAGCAGATTCGGCTGATCCTTGGGACCCTGCTTTATACCAATATCATCCTGTGTCAGAAGTTGGGAATAGATTGCGATGAGGTGGCGAAACTGATGGTGAAGCATGGCGTCGAATGACATTTTCGTCAGATTGGTAGGGAACAAATCAGAGGCTAAGGCCCTGGCCTGGTTTTTGGAGAAAGAACGAATACGGCACATGGACGATATTCGCCAGATAGAGGCCGATCTTGAGGCGATCAAAGAAACCTGGGGCATTGATTGGCATGACTTCGATCAGGGGGAACTGGAGCGGACATGGGTGAAGGTCCGGTAATCCACAAATTGCGTGTTCTGGGGCATGAATATCGGGTTATCGCCGACCCCAACCTGAACGAGCAATTTGAAGCTGGAGGGCTGGCGCTTATTTCTCAGAATGAAATCCGATATGATCCAGATTACTCCCTGTCGCAAATTCGAGAAGTTATCCTCCATGAAGCCGTGGAGATCGTCAATGCCAGCCTGGATCTGAACCTGGAACATTCGACTATCCAGAGCTTGGCCTGCGCCTTACAACAGCTCTTAGCCGATAACCCAAGATTACTATCCCTATTTCGAAGGCGGAGGGCAAAGAATGATGCTGTGGACCGACGAGGAAACACGAATCCTGAAACAGATGTATGACAAGGGGTTGTCATTGAAGGATATGACAGCTGTGCTGAATCGCAGCGAGGATAGTATTCGATGCAAATTGGGTGCGCTGGGGCTGCCTATCAAGCAAATCCGTAGTATCAATTACGACCTACTCAACGCCCTCCTGGGGACCGACCAGGTAGAATTATGACGGTTAAATCTATCGCCGCCTTTGCGGACCTCCATGTCGGTCATCCAGCTGGGTTGATGCTCAGAAGCTACGAGCTTCCGAGTGGCAATGTCATCAAAGCGAACAGGGCCCAGTTAAAACTGTACGAATATTGGGAGGAGTTCAAACACGAAGCCCGCAACTGCGATTATGTGCTCAATCTTGGGGATACCGTCGATGGTGTCAATCGAAAGGAGTTCGGTGCCGACATCCTCATGACCGACCTCAATGTCCAAGTATCCGTCGCCAGCGAGATACTCAAAGACTTTGTTGGGGACAGGCCTTATCTCAGCGTCACCGGTTCCCCTTACCACGGCAGTCTGGATACCTCAATCGAGCACCAGATTGCTGCAACATTGCCGAATGGAAAGTGCTATGGGTTGGTGTTGTGGTGGAAAGTGAAGGGCACGGGCAAGACCATCTTCGCCGCTCATGATCTGGGGATGACCATGTATAAGGGTACCGCCCTGGATCGGGCAAGGTTGTATAGCGATGCGTTATCCGATCAATTGGGGAAGGCTGACTTGATCCTCGGCGCTCATGGCCACAAGTATTTCGAGATTTGCACAGGGGCAACCCGAGCGGCATACCTCCCCTGCTGGAAGATATGGTCCCCTATTCGGGCCTATGGGGCTAAGGGCTACTTTATCCACTACCCGAAGATCGGCGGGGCAATCATCCACGTAGGAAAACGGATCACCATTGATCCTATTACCTTTCCACCTATCAGGTTATTTGACCAGACAAATGAAGTCTAATAGTATTTTCAATAAGTTATCAGATGAAGAACTCCTTGCCCTCTGCATTGACCGGGAGGCTCGGGGCGAGCCTGAAGATGGCAAGATTGCTGTGGGGTCGGTGATACTGAATAGAGTTGCCTGGGGGCAGAGATTTCCGGGGTGGGGGAGGCTTTATGGCAATTCAATCAAATCCGTCATTCTGGCACCGGCCCAATTCTCCTGGACTATCGAGAATCCGCTTGATCCTAACTATCTTGGGGCCGTAGAGATAGCCAAGGACTTTCAAAGTGCCTTGCATGATCCCAAGACCGGCAAATCTCTGGCTGAATGTCTCCGTATCGCCAGAGGCCTGCTATCCGGAGAAATCAAGCGGAATACCGTGGCTATGTATTATCATGAGCAATCAATCAGGCCAAAATGGGCCAAAGAGAAAACGGAACTGATTACCATTGGTAATCATATTTTCTACGCTTAAGGAGGTTGAAGATGGCAGAATTCATCGCCACCAAAGATTCATATTGCAAGGGTCGTTATTTTTCTGCTGGAAAAATCTATGCCTTTGACGGATATCCGCCCTCTCATCATTTCCGGCCAGTAGGATCACTCGAAAAAACAAAGGCATCATCGCCCGATCCCGTAGAACTGACGATTAAGGGTGGTGGATCGACCAAGGAGAAAAAGGCATGAACAAGGTCCAGATTTGCAACGCTGCCCTGATCGCTCTTGGAGCCAATGTCATCATGTCCATCTCGCAGAACACCGAGGAAGCCAGGGTCTGCAATGCCGCTTTCGATATGGTCTTGGATGAAGTCCTGGCTTCTCATGTCTGGGGTTGTGCCCTGGAGAAGGCCAGCCTGGCGCAGAACACCACGACACCGCTTTTTGGCTATGCCTACTCCTATGCACTACCGATTAATCCCTATTGTCTAAGGGTGGTCAAACTTTACGAAGAAGAGGCCTATGGATATAAATGGAAAATCGTCGGCAGAACCTTGGAGACCGATTCCGCCACGGCGACGATCGAGTATATCAAAAGGGTGACGGATCTTAATGCCTTGTCCCCACTTCTGGCAAATGCCGTTTCGGCCCGTCTGGCCGCTGAAATAGCATACCGATTGACTGCCAATGCCGCCATGCGGGAAACCATGTGGCAGTTATACACCGGGAAGCTGGCCGAGGCCAAGCAGATGGATGCCCTGGAGGGAAGAGAAATAATAGACCAAACCTCGTCTTGGATTACTGCACGAGGCGAATCTTCCGACAATGATTTAATTTATATGGACACGAACGACTGAGGTTCACTGCCTATGCCCAGAGTATCGCCGATATTCACAAACTTCACTTCGGGGGAACTGTCGCCCCGACTGATGGGCCGGGTGGACATCAGTCGTTATTTCAATGGATGTTCCGTCCTGGAGAATTTCATCGTTCATCCTCAAGGTGGGGCCACCAGGAGACCGGGGACACGATTCATCTTGGAAACCGTGGACTCGTCAAAACAATGTATCATAATACCATTCATCTGGTCGGAAGAGCAGGCTTATATCATTGAGATCGGCGATCAATATATGCGCTTTTTCTATGACCAGGGCTATCTGGAGGGTCCGGATGGCACTGAGTTGGTGACCAACGGTTCGTTTACCAGTGACACCTCCTGGACGAAAGGAACGGGCTGGACTATCAGCGGTGGTAAGGCTAATTGTGACGGTTCCCAGACCTCTACTTCCGACCTGTATCAATCCATTACCCTGACCCCCGGAGAATCTTACAAGGTCGTTTATGCCGTTTCCGATCGTACAGCCGGAACGGTTACGCCCATGGTCGGGGGAACAGCCGGAACCGCTGTTTCTGCCAATGGCACTTACCGGGAAACGATCGTCGCCGGATCGGACGGAAAAATAACTTTTCGGGCCGATGCCGATTTTACCGGGAAAATTGACGACGTTTCGGTCCAGAAAATAGGGGCATTGAAAATCAGCTCTCCCTATACGGAAAGCCAGCTCGCCTATCTGAGATTCGCCCAGAGCGCCGATGTTCTGCACATTGCCCATCCCAATGTACAGCCCTACAAACTGGTCCGGTATGATCATGATCATTGGGAATTGAGTGCCATTTCTTTTATTTCGATGCCCGCACAATGGACCGGAACTAATTACCCCGGAGTGGTGGGCTTTTTTGAGCAGCGGCTATGGTGGGGGGCTACGCCTTCCCAACCTCAAACCCTATGGGGATCGGTATCGGGCTCATATTACGACATGACCACCGGAACCGCCGATGATAGTGCATTGGTCTATACCATTGCTTCGAATAGGGTCGACAAGATCAGATGGATCGAGCCCTATCGGCGGCTGCTCATCGGGACTCTTGGCAGTGAATGGAGCGCCGGGGCCTCCAGCTCCCTGGACCCCATTACCCCGACCAATGTCAGGTTTGAGCGCGAAAATACCTTTGGGAGCGCCAATATCCAAGGGAAGTTGATCAATACCAGCCTGATCTTCGTGGGCAAGCACGGCTATCCATTAAGACACCTGACCTATGATTATGCCAATGATTCTTTTCGGGGTCAGGACCTAAGCTTGCTATCGGGACATTTGGTCGAAGAAGGAATTGCCGGTTTCGATTATCAACAGGACCCCGACTCTATCATCTGGATAGTCCGTAATGATGGGGTTCTATTGGGGTGCACTTTTTATCCCGCGGAGGAGGTCATTTCTTGGCACAAACATATCCTCGGAGGTGATGGTCTGGTAGAGTCTGTGGCGGTTATCCCCGGCCTCTATGGGCATGATGAAGTTTGGCTGATCGTCCAAAGGACGATTGGCGGCAATATCAAGCGCTATATCGAGATGATAGAAGGAGATTTCGGAGAGAATATTGAAGATGCCTTCTATGTGGATTCCGGCTTATCCTATGATGGCGGCGATGCTGTAGAAATAACGGGCATTACCAAGGCCAATCCGGCAGTAGTCTCTGCCCCTGGGCATACTTTCGAAGATGGAGACAAAGTCCGTATCTGGGCCGTGGAGGGCATGACCGAGATCAATATCGGAAAAGGAGAAGCTTATACGGTGACCGGTGTAGTATCCGGTGTCAGCTTCCAACTTTCCGGCGTTAATTCCTCTTCTTATTCTTCTTATACGGGCGGCGGATATGCTCGCAAGGTGGTCAATACCATTAGCGGTCTGGACCATCTTGAGGGTGAGAAGGTTCAGGTGCTGGTAGATGGAGCGGTTCATCCGGACATGACCGTTGCTTCCGGATCCATTACCCTGCAATGGTATGGATCAAAAATACATGTGGGTCTCGGGTATAATTCGAGATTGCAGACCGTCCGCCTTGAGGCAGGATCCTCGGACGGAACGGCCCAGGCCAAAAAGCAGAGGATTCATTCGGCGGCCATACGATTTTTCAGGACAGTGGGGGGTAGCATCGGGGTGGACGATACCGCCCTGGATATGATCCCCTTTCGCTCTACCGGAGATCCGATGGATGAACCGGTTCCATTATTCAGCGGAGATAAGGTCATCAAGATGCCGGGCGGATACAATCGAGAGGGAAAGATTTGGGTGACGCAAGAACAGCCGTTACCCATGTCTGTCTTGGCCATAATGCCGCAACTGGTGGTGAACGATCAATGATTATCCTTGTGCCTTTTCGGGATGAACATGCAGACAGATTGAAGCTGCGTGAAATAGATCGTCGGTCTATTGCTCCTCAAGAGCCTTCAGAGATGATCAGGCAGATAGCCCATTTAGGACCGTTCATGACCATGATGGTAGATGATGAGATTATGGCGATTGGCGGAGTGATGATTCTCTGGCCCGGCGTAGGGGAGGCCTGGGTCGGAACCAGCAGCCTGGTCGAACGCTATCCGATCATATTCACAAAATGTGTTCGTGGATTTTTGAATGCGGTCATAAGAGATGAAAAACTACATCGGGTGCAGTTGAATGTTGTCGAATACCACAAGAGGTCGTTGGCCTGGGTGCGTCTCTTGGGGTTTTTACTGGAAAGTAAGATGGAGAAATATGGGCCCAATCAAGAAACCTATTATCGCTATGTGAGGTTCGCCTAATGGGAGCAGCCATACCCTATATCATTCAGGGAATCGGAGCCTATATGCAGTATCGGGCCGGGCAGGAATCGGCCCAAGCGGCCCGGGATCAAGCCGATTATGAACGATTGATCGCCGGTGTCCAGCAGGATCTATACTTTGCCAATGCCCGGGACTATGAACAGCAGGCGGGGCTTGCGGCAGAAAAGAGCGCGATCTTGATGCGGGACGCCGAGATCAATGCCATGGGGGCCGAAACCGAAGCCCTGTCCATCAAGATCAGTACCCTGGATGCCGTCAACAGGACCAGGCAAGCCGGTTCCCGGATCATGGGAAGCCAACAGGCCAGGTATGCCAAGGCCGGTGTGGAGATGGAGGGGACACCACTTCTGGTCATGCAGGAATCGGCCTCAAATATTGAGACAGACGTGGCCAATATATTCGCCTCGGGCGATTATGCGGAACACCAGGCACTGATGAAAGCCATGGGCTATCGCCTGGAAGGTCGGATGGCCGGCATAGAGGGGCAGGTCGAACAGAATGCCCTACTGTCACAATCCAGAATCGCCAGGATATACGGCTACCAGGCCGGCATAGGCGGGTCCTATAGGGCCTTGGGCTATGGCTACGAGGCACAGGGTATCGGCCTTCGAAACCAAGGGACGCTCCTGACCAATGCGGCCAATATCTACAGTCAGTTCAGGCCGAACACTGCCACTAATACATACAATTACCCGCAGCAGAAACAGATCTATTAGGAGAAGGTAATGCCCAGTATACCTACCTATGACCGTACCGTAGAGGCCCCGATTGCCAGACCGGCACCGGTCCCTATGCGGGCGCCTGATATTCAGCCTGGTCCGATGATCAATCCGGAAGCGGCCACATCCGGCCTACAGGCCTCACGTTTCATGACCCAGGGACTCGAGGAAAAATATAATGCCATCCAAGACCTGGGGAATAAGATCACCGGCATCGGCGAGAAATTCTATCATATCCAGCAGCGGGCTGAGTTGATCAGGGCCGAAAACGCCATCAATAAAGCCCTCATGGAGAAATTGGCCGAGCTGGACAATAGAACAGACTACCAGAACTTTGATCAAGATTGGCGTGATTTCACCGAATCCCAAAAGCAAAAATTTCTCCAAGAAACCAAACTGCAAGGCCCATACCTGGATGAGTTTGTGTCGCGCTATGATGCTCGTGCCATTGCCGAATATCCCCAGGTTTTGAAGCGTGCCCGATCCTTGGCGATAGATGATAGTGTGGCAGCTCTGCACGAAAAGGCCGATTTGGTGGAGAGGCAGATTGCCGCCGAGGATAACCCAGATAACGCCAGACAGCTAAAAGAAGGCTTTCTTAAAGATCTCTATGGTCTGGAGCAGACCGGGGTAATCGGCAAGACCGATGCCTATAAACTCTCTAAGGGCCTCTTGGGGAGGTTGGCCGAGGCCGATGCCAAGCGAATAGTGATGTCGGTTCGAAACGGGAATATGGCCCCCGACGCCGCGGATAAGATCTTATCGAATCCGGCCGAGTTGGTTGACCTGGACCCCATGCGGCGCATCTACTATCAGGCACAGATACAGTCTGCCCAGGAAAAACTGGAAAAAGAAAAAGAAGCGGCCAAGGTCAATACAGCCTATGAGGCCCTATACGGTCAATTCAAAGACAATCCGGATGGAGCTATACGCTTCCTGCAAGACCCAAAGCAATATCAATCCCTGGGCTTAGATGTGGCCCAGGCCGAGAAGCTCTCCGATCTTTTCAAGGCACAGCAACGATATAACGACAGCGAAATAGCCCGTATTCAGGCAGAAAATCAGAAGAAGGTGGTCAATGACTTTTACGGCTTGGTCAATAATGGTCAGCCGAGCAAGGCACTTAGACTGATGCAACAAGCGGCCGATGCCGGACTGATTGAGCAAGAGGATTTGTTCAAGGCCAGGAAGATGCTGACCGAAACCGGCGGAGAAAAAACGCCCAAGACCGCCGAAGGCGATTGGGTGAAAACATTGATCGGAATATACAACGGCACCATCACGAACCCCATCGATCTCCTAAAGAATGGTGTTCGTGGCGACAAGTTCGCCCAGGCCCTACATGAGATTGAAAATGTTTCCAAGCAGGGTCTCAAGGAGCAATTCAATTACTTCGATTCGGCCGTCCGAAAATATTTCAAGGACGATAAGGATATTGATGCCGACACCAAAAAAATGAAGGAAGATTTTGTTAAATCCCTCCACTGGTGGATGACAAAAGAAAAACTGACACCGAACGATCCAAGGGTGGATGAATTGGCCGATCGACTGATGAAACCCGTCGTTACACAGGCGAGAAGATTCTGGTTCGATGCGACGGCTCCATTGTTCCAGTATCTGGGCGAGAAGAGGCCGTGGGTTACCGGACAAAATTACGACATGGGCCGGTTCTATGATTCAGATATGCCTACAGCTAAGCCGGAAGAAATAAGAAGGGTGTTCGAGACCCTGAAAGAAAAAAAGATGCCCGTAACTCCCGGAACAAAACTCAGGGCATTGACTGCCATACGGGAGGGCGTGCCTATCGAGAAAATAGTTCCGGCCGGCACCGTTCCTGCGCAGGCCCGGGCGGTCATCGTTAAGAAATTGAAAGAGGCCGGCAAGATGACCGACGAACAAACCATCCAGAAGGTATGGGACCTGTACGGGAATAAGGTTTTCGAGGATTGATATGCCATTAGATCTTTCAATGATCCCGGATGCCGAACAGCCCGAAGCCCAACAGGGCGGGGTCGTCCTTAGGCCGCAGCCTGTGGCGGCAAAGAAATCCAAACTCGACCTGTCTATGATACCAGATGCCGGATCCGGAGTCCAACCCTCCGGCAAGCAGCAGATGATCAGCGCATATAGCGGTCCGCCGAAGTGGGAGGAATTAAGTCTATGGGATAAGTTGTCTATCCTAAGCAACCCGGCCACCACATGGACGGGAATCAAACATTTGTTTTTGGATGATGATCCGGGAGTGGTCCAAGCCAAATCGATGAATTCAGTAGCCATTGCCAATAAGCTGAATGTTCCGCCGTCGTTGGTCTATCAGCACTATGACAAGATCGTGCGGGATTCCGAGATAACGGGAATGAACTTTTCAGGGCCGGGACGGGAGCAATCAGGCCCGGTAACCCGCGCCTATGAGTTGGCCGATGGGTTGGCTAAGTTGGCCTTTCCGGCATTGATCGGTGCCGGCTTAGTTACCGCTCCTCTAACAACTGCGTCCGCCGTGGGGGCCTTTACGGGAATATCGGAAGGGGCCAAGGCGGTCGGGGCCTTGGCCACCGGCAAAAAATATCATTACGGCATGGAGACTTCAGAGGCCTTTTTGCCGCCGGATGCCAGTGAGTCCTTGAAGGCCCTGGTCAATATGGCCGAATTTTTCGGCTCGGCTTTGGCCACCGGTGGTTTGATCAAGGGCTGGAACCGGCTGATGCCGGAGGTGCGTGATGCCATCGTCGAAAATCTGTTTCGCGATGTTATCACCGAGTATCAAATGCCGAAGAAAATCTATATTTCTCCTGAACGAGTCCGGGCCCTCCAGTTGGGTGCTGAAGACCCGGAAGCTGATATGATCAAAGACCTTGATCTCAATGGAGAACAATGGCGGCAGGCCCTGCGCATGGGCATTGATATTGAAGTACCGGCAGAGAAGATTATCACCATCACAGACAAGCCCTGGTTCAGACGGCTGAAGGAGGACCTGAACAAAACCAAGATATTTTCTCTGTCGCCCTATGAAGAGGTTAGATCAATTCGTCAATCTCCCCTTGCTGGCCGGCCCAGACCATCCGGCCTTTTGCCCTCCCCGATAGAGGAAGGGGTTCCTGGAGCCCAACCCGGTGTTTCCTCCTTTTCGCCGGAACCAGAAACCCCTTCCTCCCCTCCTGTAGAACAGGCTAATATTCTCCAGGCCACGGAGACCCCCGGCCAAATCAAGGGAGAAGCAGGGACCGCTGAATCCACTCAAGCAGTTCAAACCGCAGAGGAGCCCTTATTGAAGATACAACCTTTGTGGCCCAAGGAATCACCACCGGAGGGCATAGCGCCGGAGGTATGGCAGAAATACAACGATGCCGTCGAGAAGGCCGCTCAGGCCACAAGCGAGGCCATAGAGAACCGTAGAGTCACCGAGTTGGATCAAGCGAAATCGGAATGGCAGAAAGAGGCCGAGAAATTATGGAAAGAAGACGATGGTCACGCCCCGGTGAAATGGATCATTGAAAACGGCGGCCTCAATCGAAAAAGTCTTTTGACAGAGTTTGATGAGGCCACGGTGAATGCTTTATCCCAGCGCCACCCTGGGCTGGTCCAAGAAAACGGCAAACTATCTCACACTATGGTGGCGTTTGGTCATGGCGATATATCCACCGATCAATTGGTTGATCTGCTCATGCAGGCCGAACCCAAGGAGGAATTCGTCAAACGATATGTCCAGGAAAAGATGCAAGAGTTTGATGCGGAGCATAAAATAGAAGAATCGGCCATTACCGATGAATATCTGTCTATGCTGGAGACTGAAGTCGAGCTATTGTCCAAACAGATGTTGAAAAAAAATATCAAGATCACCAAGACGCAAGACCTAATCAGGCGAACCAGGGACGAAATAGAAAGAGCCAGGGTCTCCGAACTGCTTGTTTCCGATGATGCCCTAAAGGCCGGCCTCGAGAAGGCTACCCGAGCCGCGCGAGAGGCCCTAACCGCCAAAGACATTAAAGACCTTTCGCGATCGGCTGAATTAGAGGAAGCCTTAAGACAGTTACAACGAAAAAGAGAAATTATCATTCGGTTGAAGGAGCAATACAGGGCACAGCGAGAAATCGAAAGGGCGAGGAAATATTTTGATAAGGTGGCCAAATCCAAAACCATCGATTGGGATTTCAAGAGTCAGATTTTGGACCTCTTGGCCGACCACGGCATTATTGCACGGCAAGATTTCCCTCGCGAGGGGATGCCGAGCCTGCGTCAATTTGTAGAGTCTTTACGGTCCGAAGGCGAGCTGGTAGACATCAGTGACGACATTCTGGATCGCAATTACAGAGGCGATGCCCTGGGGCACACCTACGATGAGCTGATGGATCTATATAGTGCCGTCCGGCAGCTTGAATACCTGGGCCGGAATCGGAGCAAATTTTTGGCCGAGCAAAAAAAGAGGGACATCCAAGAGGCCGTGGAGGATATGGTAGTGAAGGTCAATGCCATATATGGGCCGAAGATGAAACCCCCATCCGGTCATCTGGAGTTCGAAGAGGCCAAGAACATATTCAAAAAGATGCTGGAATTGAGCAAGGAAGGGGCCACCGAACTGATCAAGCCCGAAGTTATTGTTCGAATGCTCGATGGGCTGAAACCGTTTGGTCCAGTCTATGAGAACATCTTCGGCAAAATCAAGGCCGCCGAAGACAAAGAAATCAAGATGGGCCAGGATGTCATGAAGCGCCTCCAAGCTATTTTCGAAAAGATACCGGCCGAAGAGCGTAGGACCTGGCTGGATAAAAAAATAGCCATAGAGGGCCTTCCGGAAAAATATCTGACCAAGATGCAGATGATCATGGTGGCCCTAAATAGCGGCAACCCCGGCAATCGGTTGGCATTAAAAGAGGGATCGGGGCCGAACCCAGATATGAAATGGACCGATGATACCATCCAGGCCATTACCAACAAATTAAGCAGGCAGGAATGGGAGCTGGTCAAGGATATATGGGCTTTGATCAACGAACTGTATGAACCGCTCAATGAGGTCCATAGGGAAATGACCGGCGTGCCGCTGAAAAAGGTTGAGGGCATTACGGTCCAGACACCCTATGGCGAAGTAGAGGGAATGTATTTTCCGTTAGTGTTCGACCCCAAGCAGAGTAAGAGAGCGGAACAGTACATGTTGGCCATGGCCGAAAAGGATATGTTCGCCAATTATTATGCCAGGCCGACCCCCGAAAAAGGTTTTACTATTGAGCGCAAGGGCGGAAAGATGTTCCCGCTGCTGGATTTCTCCGTCATCACCAAGCATATCAACGATGTGATTCATTTCGTGACCCATGCGAGAGAAATCCGGGACGTCCAAAAGCTCATCTATCATCCTGACCTGCGGGCAGCTATCGAACAGGCGTTGTGGCCTGAAGCCTATAAACAGTTCGGACCTTGGCTACAGGCCATCGCCAGACCCAGGTTACAGCCCATCACCACCTGGGAGCGCATGTTCGGTTCTCTTCGGAAGAAGGCCAGTATTGTGATCATGGGCTGGAAGTTTATCACTGCCGCCGTTCAACCTCTTGCTGCAACGCAGGCAATCGATATGCTTGGTCTCATCCCATTTATGGGCGGGCTGAAAACATTCTATGCCCATCCGGGCTATTGGGCTGAATTCGTAAAGGCACGATCGGCCATGATGGCTACCCGATATAGCCAAGAAACCTTGGATCGGGAGATTGCCCAATTCTCGAAGCAGTTCAATCCTAAAGGGGACGGGTACAAGGAGCTTGTGCAAAAATCCTTTTTTTTCTTCATGAACACTATGGATGCCTCTGTAACATATCCCACTTGGTTAACCGCCTATTTCCATGGCTTGAACAAGTTTGGATGGAGTGAAGGAAGGGCTATTGAGTATGCCGATCAGGTGGTGAGGTTGACCCAAGGATCAGGAGCAACAAAGGATTTGCCTAAATTGCTTCAGGTGGGCAAGGAAGGCCCCATGTCCATATTCACTATGTTCCAGACTTTTTTTAACGCCCTCCTCAACAGATTGATTGAACGATGGTATGACTTTAAACTGGGGAACATAGGCGTCTTTGGGTTGTTTCAGGCCTTTACCTGGCTGGTTCTTGTTCCTGTCTATCTGGAGGAATCCTTCAGACAGCAAAGGTTCATTGGTCCCAAGGAATATGCGACAAACATTGCGCAGTATTTGGCCGCCGGGTTCCCGCTCTTGCGGGATGCGGTCAATGCCATTCTGACCGATTATGATCCCAAGCCCAGCGCTGCCTTCGGCATATTCTATGAATTACATGATTTGCAAAAGGCCATTAAGGCCAAGGATCCAAAGGCCTGGAACATCATCAAACACTCATTGATGTTAACCGGTTATACCTTTGGCCTGCCCACGGCCCAGGCTGTAATCACTATGAAGGCCCTCTTGGATCTATGGGAGGGAAAAGACACGAGTCCGGCAGATCTATTTTTTAGGCCGCCCAAGAAGGAGAGGGGAAAATGACCGTATCATCTTCTACGAACAAAGTATCCTATTCTGGCAACGGGACCACTACAACGTTTCCGTATACCTTCAAGATTTTTAATGATTCTGACCTACTCGTGATCTTGCGGGATACGAATGGGAAAGAAACCACCCAAGTGCTCAATACGGATTATACGGTGAGTGGAGCCGGTGATGATGATGGTGGAAATGTGGAGATGATCACTGCTCCGGCCACCGGAGAAACCTTGGTGATCGTGAGGTCGCTGGACTTCCTTCAGGAGACGGATTATCCGCCCAATGATCCATTCCCGGCGGAGGCCCACGAGGATGCCCTGGACAAATTGACCATGATGGTCCAGCAGATCAAAGAGGTAACCGACAGGTCGTTCACCTATCCAATATCGTATTCCGGTGGGGCGTCGCAGGAGATGCCCGAACCACAAGCAGATGCCGTAATCGGCTGGAAATCTGATGGTTCTGGACTCGAGAACAAAACCTCTATCGGCGAGACCTTGGTCTCCGAGTTTGGTGCTGAACTGGTGGCGGCTGCTGATGCCCAAGCGGTAATAGATCTGCTTGGCATCGTCATTACATCCTTTGGGGCGTCCCTGTTACAATGCGCAAATGTTAATGAGCTCGCAGCCATTTCAGACCTGCCTGGCGTGATTAAGATGTATGGTGGTGCCACTGCTCCAGATGGTTGGTTACTATGTGATGGAGCTTCTTACCTACGATCTAACTATCCTGACCTATTCAATGTAATAGGAACCACTTACGGTGCAGCTGACTCTTCTCATTTCAATGTTCCTGATCTCAGGGGTAGAGTCCCAATAGGTGCAGGGACTGGAACTGGAGGAGGCTCATCCGGAACTGGTCTACCAACCGGCGGCTCGTCTCTGACTGCAATATCACTTGGAACATGGAAAGGTGCCGAGACTCACGCTCTAACTACATCTGAAATACCGTCTCATAATCACGGAGTCAATGATTCGGGGCATTCTCATTCTATCCAGGTTGGTGGATCAGCAAATATAGTTGATAAATACTGTATTGGTGACGGGAATAGAACTCTTGGCTATCAGAGTGTTGACTCATCTACAACAGGAATAACTATCCAAAACACTGGCGGCGGCAGTGCTCATAATAACATCCAACCTGTAATGGGTGTGAACTTCATCATTAAGACATGAGGGATGAAATGGCTAAGCGATATTTCTTAGACAAAAATGGTAATATACTTGGCGCTGAGGACATTGACAAAGAATTTCCGGCATCCGTTATTCTGGATGATCCTCCGGACGACGGCAAGGTCTATAAGCGAAACGGCGTCCCCGGTGATAAGTGGATCGTTGACGAAGAGGCTACCAATAGAATCAATCAGGCTAAGACTAAACAGATCTTGCGGGAACAGGCAAGATCGGGATTAGCGGCCTTAAGAGCAGAACAGGCTGGGCAGGAAGACCGTCTCGACCTCAAGGATGTTCTCGCTCGAGTCAAAAAAATTGAAGAAATCCTTGGCCTGGATAACCAATAAAAATTTGTTGACATTGGCAGGTTACCTCCGTAAAATAAACATGGTGTAAAATTATTTTTTGGGGAGGTGCCTATGAAAAAAATCGTATTTTTGGCCTTGGCAATGGTCTTGGTTTTTGCATCGGTGTCTTTCGGGGCCTGGGTGCATGGATACTGGCGGGACACCGACCGGGATGGGGTAAAGGATACCTGGGTCCAGCCCTATCAGAGGACCTATCCTAACGGGACCCGGACCGACAATTACAATTATCCCGGAAATTACAACCCCAACAAGGGAATCATCACTCCGGGCGATCCCTATAACAACTTTGGGGGAGGAACTCAGAGGAGAGGTCAAATCTGGTAGTCCTATCGAATAAAAAGGGGGCAGGTTCCCCGCCCTTCATTCAGGGCATTTGGGGCCTGCCCCCTTCCCGTCTATATACCCTTCTGATCAGGGGTCGAACGATCACAACGGGCGATGACCGTTCCAGACCCATCTTATATCACGCCTACTCACAATTTGTAAATAATGCAAGGTTGCAATTTCAATCATTGCCGGCAATCCCATCCTGCAAGGTTTCGCAAGGTCCATCAAGTTGGCAATATATTGGAAATATTATGAAAATCTGGTGGTCCCAACGGGGTTCGAACCCGAATGTTCTGTAATATTATCGATTAGATATGGGTGGGTCGGCAAGGTTCTGCAAGGTTTCTCATTCCAGCAGCTTTCTGATCCCTTCGGCTGCCGCCTTCTCATAGCGGTCGGTCGTCCTCTGGCTGGCATGTCCGAGGAGATCTCGTATGCCCCTCAGACTTTTGCCGTCTCTCGCCAGCTGGGTGGCCCGGCTGTGCCTGGTTCCCTGGTAGAGACATATCCTTTCGACGCCGGCCGCCTCACAGGCCCTATTCCAGATCTTGCCCATATCAGCGCCATAGGGCCTTCCATTTGGCCGGCGGAAAACAAAACCGCTGATCCCTCTGATCTCTCTGAGGATGGAGGTTATGGGCTCAATCATGGGCAGATACCTAATCTCCCTGGCCTTGGTGTGCTCTCTTAATTGGCCCCCGGAGAAGGACCGCCTAACGACAATGATTCCTTTTTCAAATGACACCATGTCCCACATTAGGGCCCTGGCCTCTGCTGGACGGCAGGCATAGATCCGGAGAAACCAAAAGATGGGGCGGTGTTCCTCCGGAATTTTCTCGAATACCCTATCCTGCTCTGCTTCGGATAGCCACCTGGTTTCCGGCTCTGGAACAATAATGGACGGGAATCCCGGAATCCGGGCAATGTCTTCACGCTTTAGGGCATCGGAAAAAATCTTATGGAGCTGAATCAAATAATTCTTTTGTGTCTTGGGCGACAGGCGGGATAGAGTTTTGAGATAGTCAGCGATGTTGCCGGCCCTAATAGACCTGATGTCCATCTCGCCGAAATAGGCGACGAAAGACGACACCATACGAACCACATCTCTCACCACCGATGGTGCGTATCTGTCTTGGTTTTCGGCCAGCCACCTATTGGCATACTCTTTGAATAAGAAGCCTTTGGTCTCAAACCATTGCCTAGGATCGAAGCCTGGACCCTTCAGGTCTATGTCCTGATTTATGGCATCGGCCAGACGACGGGCCATCTCTTCGTTGATCAGCTTGAAGCGATGGTCATAATGAGAGCGATAATAGGCCCTACCTTGCCAGTGAAGATATACCTGGTAGGAATTCGGCCCCTTCCGATACCATTTACATCGCATGGTTAATGGAGGGGAAAGAACGCCCATCTTGCCTCCAAGATGGGCGGTGGGAGGAGTCGGCAAACTCCAATATAGAACATTTCATTGTGGCCGTCAATTTGAAATACGGTTCAAAATTTTACGAAAATTACTTTCCGCCTCTGGTCTTCGGGGCCGTTGGTCGGCGATACATGACCACGGCCCCGAGCTATTTTCCAGGCGAAGTCCCGGTCGTAAGCAGATGTCTCTCATGATCATCAACGGTCTCGGCGCAGACCGCCAGGGTATTTGCCACCACCTTTTTGATGTCGGATCTTTTCGAAGCAAATATACGATACAGGTCGTCCTTTGCCTTTTTGTATGCCGGGTCTTTTTGCAAAAGATAGTCGTCGAAACGGGTAAGCCTGCCAGTCCTATCCCCCTGTTTTTATTCGCCATTACCGGTTAGGAGCCATTCCATAGAGACGCCCAGGGCTTGGGCGATCTTATACAGGATGGGCGCTTCCGGAATTCGTCCTTCTTTCAAATAGTTATAGATGTTTTGCGTCTTTATCCCCAGAACATTGGCAAACCTGTTTGGATTTAGCCCCTTTTCTTTAAATAGGGAGTTTAGTCTTGCGCTAAATTCTGGAGATTTTTCAGCCATTTAACTTAATTTAAATAATTGTTGTATTTTTGGCTTGACATGTTCCAACAATTGTTGTATCTCGACTGCATAATTTTACCTAAAGGAGGTATGGTCAATGTATGAACTAAATCCTGTCCATCGAAAATTAAAAATCCTAACCATAGAGAAGGGCCTGTCACAGGCCAAACTCGCCGAAATCCTCTCCGAGAGATTGGGGCGAAAAATCCATCGCTCCACAATCAATCACATCTTCAGAGGTTCCCTGGTTCTCCCAGAGGTCAGGAAAGAACTATGCCGTATCCTCGGGGTTGACCCCCAGGAAATATGGCACGACCAATATCAACAATTATAGAACAACAAAATAATTTGCCAACAAATTTATACAGGGGGGTCTTAATGGCTAATTCCCCTTCCTCCCGTTCCTGTCCCGCCGTCTGGCTGGCCGATGAGACCTGGGCGATCCTGCCCGAACTTTCCATTTATTTTAAGGTAGCCCTGGATAACATGGGGCCAGAAATCAGACAAGAAGTAAGAGAAGGGCTAATTGACTTCTTCGAAAAAAAATTCAAGGAAGTCAAGAAGTTGGAGTTAGCGCAGTGAACCCTTTCTGGGCGGTGGGAGAAGTCGGCGCTTTGACCATCCCCGAATGCCGGGACCGGGGGCTCTAACTCGGTCATAAGGAGGAACCATGCCGAAGATTCGATACCCGGAGATATGGGGCGGGATGAAGGTATATGGCCTCAGCTACACGACGGCCTATTACCGGGCAGTGAGGGGCATTCCGATGGATAGAGAGCTGCGGCGAAATGGCGCTGGTGGCCAGGCGGGAAATAGGCACATGCAGAAGGAGGCTGGACAGCCCGCATCGTGCCTAATTCGACAGGCTGTCACGGGGAGACCGGAGGGGTGTCATCTCTATCACCCATACTACGGCGGGTGCGAGCATTACGAGCAATGCCTGGACTATGCATCCAGGCACGATTGGGGCGGATGGAAGATTATTGAGCGAGGGAGGATGGGAAATTGAAATTCTTGATCATCTATTTGCTGCTTCTAATTGGTGGGGCGATCATGGGGTTCTTTTGCTGTGCCCTGATGGCCGGAAGGAAAATTTTTGAGCTCCAAGCCAGAATCGAATACCTGGAATGTAAGAAAGGGGGAGAAAATGAACATGGACCAGAGATTAGTGGCGATACGAAACATGAGTCCTAAGTCCCGGGCTGTTGCCGATGAAGTTCTCAGGCTCCGGAATTACATCCGGGTTATTGATCCACCTCGGCAGCCGTCAGTGGCCGTGTCCAGGGCGGAGATCAGGCGTGATGGATTCATTCCATCCTTCGTCTTGATCCGCATGATGAAATTGGCCGAGGAGAAGGCCAAGACCAAACAGGCCAGAAAAGAGCGTTGGGCCTCTGCACGGCAGAAGGTTCTTGGCTTCGTTAATCTTGGCTTCTGCGGATGGTGGAATGGTCACTTTGGTGAATGAAAAAAAGGAGGAAAAGCATGGAAGAGTATCAGATCGAAAAGGTAACGGGGGAGGTCTTCGGCGATGACCACTTAATCGCCATCGCCGAAAGGGCAGAAAAGAGGATTGATGCGGTGATGAAGATCAAGAGGGTGGCCTTGAAGGTCACCAATGCCAATGACTGGGTTGATCAGAATGGGAGACCGTATCTAATGGCCTCTGGGGCCGAGAAGATCGCCAATCTGTTCAATATCAGTTGGCAAATTGATGAACCAACCATGGAACAGGAGGAGGATGGAACGATCACATATACTTACAGGGGCAGGTTTTCTTTGGCCGGGAGGTCCATCGAGGCCGAGGGCTCCCGATCAAGCCGGGATGAGTTTTTCCGGAAATATATCTGGGAGGGTGGCAAGAAGGTGGGGGAAAAGCCCCTGGACCGCCGTGACCTCAAGATGGCGGCACTGACCAACCTTTTAGGGAACGGGATTACCCGGATCCTGGGAATCAGGAACCTGACTTATGAAGACCTCCTTGAGTATGCCGGGATCAAAAGGGAGGACATAAGGGGAATCGAATACAGGGAAAAGGGGAAGCCCCCAATTTCGCAGCCAAAGATGGCCGGCAAAACCAACGATTCCCAGGAAGAAAAAACCCCAGAGGGATTATCATTGAGGGAAAAACTGGAATCGGCCCTGAAGGAACTCGTAGGGTTGATCGGAGGGACTGAATCGGAACTTATCCAGGGTTATTCCCGGTTCGTCGATAAAAAGGGTGAGGAACACTCGGTCTCGAATTTGGACGACCTATTAAGATCCGAAAAATGGGCCGAGGCAACCCTGGGGCGCATCCGGAAGGTGATTGAGGAGATAAGGGAATAATGTCCCATGGCCTTTGAACGAATAGACGACCACCTTGAATTCGATCGGGACCGCCATCTATTTCGATTGGATGGCAGGCCCATCCCATCCATTACACAGGCCCTCCTTTCCGCTGGCCTGATTGATACTACCTGGTTCAACGAGTATGCCAGGGAAAGAGGGTCTGCCGTCCACCTTGCGACCGCATATTTTGACCTGGGGGTCCTGGATGCCGAATACCTGGATGGTCCCCAGGCGGGATACCTGGAGGCCTGGGACAGGTGTTGCCGGGAGCATGATTGCCGGTGGGTTGAGGGAGGGATTGAACAAATCGTATATTCTATCCCCCTTCAACTGGCAGGGATCATAGACAGGAACGGCTTTTGGGAGGATACACCGGCTATCGTAGAGATCAAGAGTGGAGAACTCCTACCGTCGGTAGCCATCCAACTCCAACTACAGTCCGAATTATTATCGCCCGGTCCTCGGAGACGAATTGCTGTTCGGCTATTCGAGGATGGGAAGTATGAATGGAAGGAATATCGGGACCGGGAGGATAGGAAGGTGGCGTTGGCATGTTTAACCATCACACACTGGAGAAGGAGGAATAAAAAATGAGTTTAATGGCCGAAATAGAAAATCAGGAACCGATGGAAACAGCCCTGACTCTGTATGAACAGGCGAGATCAATCCTTGTGAAAACGGCTGAAGACTATCAGTTTGCTGGCGAGTTCCTTAGAAGATTGAAGGACCAGCGGAAGGCCATACAGGATTGGTTCCGTCCACTCAAGGAAAAGGCGGATCAGGCCCACAAGGCGCTTGTTAAAAAAGAGAAGGAGGCTCTGAAACCGCTGGAAGAGGCCGAGGCCTTGGTTGCGCCGGCCATGATCGCCTGGAAGAGGGAGGAAGAAAGGAAGGCCGAAGAAAAGGCCCGGAGGATCATGGAGGAAGCCCGGCGGAGGGAAGAGGAGATTCGTCTGGCCGAGGCCATACAGGCCGAGAGGGAAGGAGACCTAAAGGCGGCCCAGGCCATTCTTGAAGAGCCGATAGAAGTCCCGGTGGTCACGGTCCAGCCACGAACCCCAAAAATATCTGGTCTGGCTGAGAGGACGACCTGGACATTTCGGGTTGTCAATGAATCTCTGATCCCGAGGGAATACATGATGCCGAATTTGACCAAGATCGGGGCCGTGATCAGGGCAGATAAAGGGAAGACAAGAATACCGGGGGTTGAGGTTTTCCCCCAGTCAAGCTTGGGAGGGGCCAGGAGGTAGAGATGGTCGAAAAAGGAGGGGAATCTATGGGCAAACAACCATACATAGACGCACTGGACTATCCCTATATGTGCAGCTGTTGCGGCCGGACCTTTGACCGTCGTGGTCTATTTGTAGGCGATGTCGGTATCGGGTCATACGAGGCATGGGGGAGCAGGGGGCAAGATATTTGCTTGGCCGTCATGTCGCTATGTTGCGAGACAATGGTATTGACGAACGATGATGACCGTAGGGTCATCCTATTAGATGATCTGTAGAGGATAGCAGTGCGTGGGGGTTATAGATGACAGAACACACCTATGTCATTCCGGGGAGGGTCTACTCCAAAAAAAACTCCAAGATCATTACCCGAGTTGGGAAGGGGTCGGCGGCGAAATATGTCGCCCTCCCCTCCACCGCTTATAGGGCGTGGGAGAAGGAAGTAAGGAAGATAATGGCCGGCGTTAAGCCATTGTCTGGGCCGTTGGCTGTGAGGGCCATCATCTACTACAAGGGGAACCGACCGGACCTATCCGGGGCGCTGGAGTCTATAGGAGATTGCTTCGAAGGCATCCTATGGGAGAACGACGGACAGATAGAGTCCTGGGATGGGTCAAGGCTGATCTATGACGGGAAGAATCCGAGGATAGTCGTCAGGGTAGCACCATGGCGAGGGGAGAATACAGGCAAGAAGGAGGATCAATTAGACTAACGCACGATGATGGCCATCTCTATCGTTGTACGCTATGTGGGAGGACCTTCGATCGTGATGGGATGTTTGTTGCCGATGTCGGGATAGGCGGATATGAGGCCTGGGGGCATAGGTATAGTGACACTTACCTGGCCGTCTTGTCCAGGTGTTGCGAAGCATCTGTAATTTGGAATGACGAGAATGGGGCCGAGGTTACGCCGAGAGACTTATAGCATTGTTCGACAATCTGTTGGGGTGGGGGGGCTAATATGAACAAGAAGGGGCGTTACCAAAATATTGAGGTCAAGATTTGGCATGATGAAAAATTTATCTCATTGTCTCCAGATGGGAAGCTGCTATTCCTATACATATTGACCTGCCCTCACTCAAACGCCCTGGGGGCCTATGTCCTAAAGAAAGGATATATAGCCGAGGACCTGAAATGGTCAACGGCAAAGGTTTCGCAAACCCTTTCGGAACTGTTTCGAAAGGGTTTCGTAACCTATGATGAAACTACCTCTGTGGTTGTTGTCGATAAATTCTTGAAGCATAACCCACCAGGAAATCCCAACCAATGTAAGAATTTAGTGATATTATTTTACGGCCTTCCTAAGTCCAAGATATTATTACCAGTTTATAACCATTTGGAAACCCTTTCGAAACGGTTTCGAATCCCTTTCGAAACCCATTCGAAACCAGAAACAGTAACAGAAACAGAAACAGAAACAGTAACAGAAACAGTAACAGAAACAGAAACAGAAAAAGAAAAAAGACAAGGTATAGTCCATGAGTCCACCGACCCTGTCGGGTCGGATAGACCCACCCCTGTCTCTCTGGTTAAAAAACTTGTGAACTTGTGGAACGAAAAAGCGCCGAGGGAGCTACCAAGGGTTAGGCTACCTGTATCGCCGGCGCGGGAACGGGCTATTAGGTCCGCCCTAAAACATCATCCCCTGGAGTGGTGGGGTGATCTATTCGAGTCTCTACATGACTGCCCATTCCTCCTCGGCCGAAACGACAGGGGCTGGGTAGCAAATATAGACTTTGCGATGCGAAGGTGGGAGAAAATCTCAGAGGGTGGCTATCGGGAGAAGCGCAAGAAGGGGGTGATTGAGGAATGGCTGGAGGAGGAAGAAGCGAAAGCGAAGCACGAAGACGGGCTGTCGGTGGTCTGATAGCAAAATGTTGCAGGTATTTTGAGCGGCACGAACCAGAACGAGAAACTCTGATCATGTGGATCGACGAGATCATCAGGCAGATACCAGAGGATCGTTGGGATGAAGTCTGGGACCGTATGAAGCTTCAAGAGATGTGGCCCCGGAATTTTCCGCTGAAAGTAATCTCGATCTACCGCTCCCTGCCCAACAGGGCAATCCCGAGACACGATCCAGAGGAGCGTCCTATTTCAGCGAACCCCGCCTTGAGAGAAAAGATAAGGTCCTTCATAGCATCCATGCGTGGCGGGTCGCCGCAACCAAAGGATGAACCGGAACCGATAGCAGCGATATTGGGCGGGTTAACCCAGGGAGAGGAGGAACGACGATGATCACAGAACATTCGGAGCAGGTTGAATTAGTTGAAAAATACGGCAAGACTGCCAGGGGAAAAAGAGAATTGTTGATGCACTATGACGGAAGTAGACTAACACCGAAACAGGCAATCTATGCCAAGTGCTATGATTGCTTGGGTTTTTATGATGGACTCACAGCAGACAAGGACTGCAAAGATCACACATGCCCGCTCTATCCATACATGCCCTATAACCCGAATCGGGTGAGGACGGAGCGCAATCCCAAAAATCTGGTCACAGCTCGGTCAATAAAACGCCGTTCTATGTCGTAGAAGCGCTTCTGTATTGACGATAAAAAAGAAAACTTTTTTGGCTGGTATCTTCCTATGGGTTTTTGGAGATCGTTCGGGAAATGCCAGAAAAACGCTATCTACAGAGGGGGGTAACAACATGGTGATAGATGGCTTCGGCGGGGTTGTCGGCTGGCGGGCGATCCAGCGGAAGTATTTTTGGGACTACGACAACGACAGACCATTGCTGTCGATCCGGACGCTCCAGAGGACCTACGCCAAGAGCGCGTTCAAGGAGGGGGCGCTCATCAAGATACCGACTCGACGAGGCCCCCGGGTCAAGGTTGTGGAACCATACTTCACCCGCTGGATGCAGAGGGTGTTCTATGTGGAACAATAAAATACCCTACAATCAAGAACTTGTAAGGCAAACTTAAGGCGCTACTTTATTGTTTGTTATCGCCATGCTTAGTGTCTAATTTTTTCTTTCCCACGCCCGGAAGTGGGCTGTTGATGTATTCCCAGATCAGGTCCAGGATCAGTCCCTGCATAGACTTGCCCTCCAGGGCCGCACGGGCCTTCAGCGCCCGATGGACAGACTGGGGAATGTTGCGTAGGAACATGTTTTTGCTTGCTTCTTTCATGTTGTCCCTCCAATTCCCAAAAAATTTTCCGTTGTAAGCTTTATTGGAAAAACCGCATAATTTAGGTTCAAAAATCAGTGAAAAAGGCCGCCCCTGTGCCGGCAAAAAGCTCTCTTTTCTCTGGCCAAAACCGGTCGAAATAAAAAAGCCGACCATCCCTCATTGGGATAGTCGGCCCTTGGTTTGGCCCGTGTTGTCCCCGGGCCCGTCCGTTGGCCTAAGCCTTGATGCCCAGGTCTTTGGCTGTTACAATGATTGTAGATGGAGCGCCCTTACGTAGGGCGTCCTCCAAGCGCCGGCGGATCTTACGGACCAGCGCCGTGCACTCTGGACATGACTCTACGTGCCGGTCAAAGACACGCATGTCCCATACCCCTGGCTGACGCTCAATTCCCTCAGCCACTGGATCTTTGCCGCAAGCGAGTTTCATGTCGTTTCACCCCCTTTCATTTTTTGGTTATAGCCCTTACTGCAGCTCTAAGGGCTATAGCTGCAGAGCCAATATCAATGACCCCCTGCCACCAGACGATAGGTGGGGTAGCCCAGGTCATCTGGTCTCTGAGGGCGCTATGCCGATGGACAGGTTTTGGGCCAGCTATGGCCGCATAGCTGTCCAACCATACCAGAGGGCACTGAGCGGAGATTAGCTCTAAGACGTCTCCTGCGTCCCAGTCTCCGAAGTTGATGGCACCGACGAGATGATATTTTTGGAACATCTCACGTCGCCACCAGTTCAATACCTCTGCCCTCTTCCACCTGGTTATATCTATGTTAATGCCGAAGATGCCGTCTCTGGTCATGACCTCAACAGGGCACCCATTAGAGTGGACGATCAAAATAACTCTATCCAACTCCAGGGCTACCTGTTGACAGGCGGCAATCGTCTGGGGGGCGGCCGCAGAGCATGATCCAGAGACATCGGCCATCAGCAAGATGGTGCCGGTCTCCAGTTCCCGGCGTTTGGCCCGGCTAATCTGGTAACGTTTAGAGATGAGCTCCCTCACCAAGCGGCGTCCGTCGATGCGAGGGGATTCCTCCAGGCCGCCGAGCCACAAAGAAAAAAGCCGCTTCAATGCTCGTGCAACCTCAGCAGACGCACGGGTCTTCAAGCGGCTTTTCTCATCTTTAATTTTAGCGAACACGCCACCAAAGGCGTATCCGGTAGGAGCGGTTGATGCGGCCTCCCCGCCCCCAAATTTCTCGGCCAAGTTAGGGGATTCACCATTGGCGTCCATCTCCCCAGCCGCAGACCCAGCATCGCACTGGGTAGTGTCGGAGACGGCACCTATGGTGTCCGCCCGGGGCGTGCTATTCCCCTCGGTCATCTCACCCTTCTCATTAGGGCTCGACTCCATTCGGCCACCCCCGTCGGGCGCACCCTCCCGCTGGATTTCTCCGAGTGTGGGGCCAGACCCGGAGGCCTCTTTCGAGCCTTCTCCGGCATCTTCCCCGCAACGGGGCTGACCGTCATCCCCTTCTTTGTTTCCCTCCTCTGTGGACTCCTCTTGTGGAGTTCCACCAGAGGAGGGCTCGATCACCTCCTCCTTCTTGTCTTCCTTCTGCTCTTCCCTGTCGGGCCGCCACGGACACGTCAGTAGCGACCGGAACTCATAATCCGGGCCAAGCAGAGTGATGGCCCGGTCAATGGCCGCCAGGTCTGGTGGGATGAGACCCCACCATTTTAGGATGTCCATATAGGGCTTTATGGGCCCCTTATGAATGGTGTATTCTCCACCATTCTCATATGCGGGGACCCAGCCGGCCGCCAGAAGGATCTTAGAATCCTTCTGAGTCAAGGCCCTGGCCTTCTGGACGGCCTTCTGGACCCCATGCCTGCCGGCATAGCGCCGGAGGTCCCTGAGGGTCCAATATTTAGCCCAGTAGGGCATTATTTGGCCCTCCTGGACTTTATCAACTCTGCCCACACAGGGGCACACAGGTCCCGTGCAGGCAGAGTTCTTCCATCTGACGTCCAACCACTAACGATGTAGCGGACGTCTTCAATGCTCTCTGCCACGGACGAGAGCTCCAGGAGCAGATGCTCCAGCTCCTGGAGAGAGACCTGACGGCCTCCCTCCTTTGCCACGGCATAGGCCACCTTCCTGGTGACCCTCACCAGGCCGTGAGGGAGACTGGTCTTCTGAGACAAGATATCCTCTACCAGGTCAACTGGTAGAGGGGCCACCCACACCCTCCGGACCCGACGCAACAGAGCGCCGGAGAAGGATCGGGTGGCATTACTGGTCATGAAGACCAGCAGATTTTGTGTTATGGCCTGGAGCTGGACACCAGGCCGGACCGGGACCCTCCCGGTCTGTAAAAAATCCAGGAGCAGATATTCGGTCCGCTCCTGGACCTTATCCACCTCGTCCAGACAGACCACTACCGGTCTGCCCGGCGAGGCGGACAGAGACAATTCCGCCGCCCGGGCGAGGATGCCCGGCTGACGGACGTGGTCGGCGTCGCCCGCCACCGCAGCGGCGACGTCAACTCCGACGAACAACTCTTGGTCATCTGACCAAGAGTGTAGGAGGGCATAGATATACCCTCCTCCGAGGACCCTCGCCGTCGCTTCGGCGAGGGCTGTTTTACCCGCACCCGGGGGACCTTCCAATAGGAGGGCCCGGACCGATCCGTTGGTCCGGGACAGGACCCCCAGGAGCGCTAATAGCTCCGGTCGGCGGGGGATATACCCCGCCTCCCGGAGGCGGGTTTCCAGGTTCATGGCCTTCCTCTCCGACTCAATTCCAGCCGCACGGGGCGATTACGATCGCCCCGAATTCCGGGAAGCTATAGACCTTCCCGGGGCACCGGCCACGGAATAGGTCATCAATGTCCCCTGCTGGGGCGTCCGAATATATTATCCGGACGCCGCCGAGGATGGCGGCTATTTCTGGGCCGGTTGCGTCCCGGCCCTCCACCTCGGGGATCTCCTCCCCGAGGCCGATAACCCGGACGCCCATAGGGTCCAGGCGGGGTAGGCCATCAATAGAGGCCCAATTACAGACTAGGGCCTCTCGGCCATAGATCACCACTCCACTCATTGAGCGGGTAATCCCATACAGGTCCAGATGCGTTTTGTTTATGATCATTCCTCCTTTATTTTTTGATCATAATATATATCATGATTAGCTTGTTGTCAAGAAAAAAATGCAAAAAAATTAAAAATTTTTAGATACGATATGTTGTGGTGGGCTGAGAAGTGACCGCAAGATATTGTGTCTTGGGGCTTGGAAGCAAGAAGTGTGCCAGAAAAAACGGAAGACGAAAATGGGAAATGGATCACATTGCCAGAGAAGAATATTTGCAGGCTACAAGATATAGCGTCTAAAAATATTCAAACCACAATATATTGTGGCTTTTTCGTAACCTTGAAGAACATATCTATGTTTCGCTACCTTGGTGTCGCCCTTAGCGTCGGTTTGACAGCACAAATAAAAATGTTATCTGCCATGGTATGGGCAGAAAAAAAACTGAAGCCAATCTTGACATCCCGGGTATCCGTGAGCTCGGACTAACCTACAGGCAACGGATATTTGCTTACCATTACGCCATCACTCACAACGCCAGGGCCTCGGCCATAGCCGCCGGATACTCGCCGAGATCGGCCGACTCTCTCGCCTCTACCATCCTGAGCAGCCGCCGCGGGTGCGAACAGGTCCAGGCGGCGGTGCGGCTATACGAAGAAGATATCTTGAAAAGATCTGGCGTCACCAAAAATAATGTCCTCAAGCAACTCGCCTATTTGGCGATGGCCGATCTGCGCAAAATCCTCAATGAGGACGGCACCATCAAGAGACCATCGGAGTGGGATGACGCCACGGCCGCATCCATTGCCAGCCTGGACGTCATCGATGGCAGAGACGGGGCCAAAATCAGCAAGATCAAACTCTGGGACAAGCCCGCGGCCTTGGAAAAGCTCGCCAAATATCTCCGCCTGTGGGCGGAGCGTGTCGAACTCGAAGACGTAACGATCGCCAATCTGGAGGAGCGACTCAGAGCGGCCAAAAGAAAAGCGCATGGCGGTGATGACGGCCAATAGACGTGATGAGACCCTGATGGATCACGTCGCCCAGTTCTACGACGACCCTCTTGGCTTCGTTCATTACATTTTTCCTTGGGGCGAGGGGCCGCTTGCCAGTGAGGACGGTCCGGAGGCCTGGCAGGCAGACATCCTGGCGGAGGTCGGGAAGGCCACCCTGACGTCACGGGAGTCTGTGCGGGTGGCGGTAGCCTCTGGACATGGCATCGGCAAGACAGCCCTGGTCTCCTGGATCATCCTCTGGTTCATCTCAACCCGCGCCCACCCCCAGATCGTCGTCACGGCCAATACCCAAACCCAACTCACAACCAAAACATGGCGTGAATTGGCCAAGTGGCATCGTTTGGCCATACATGCCCATTGGTTTGAATGGACGGCCACAAAGTTCTACTTCGTCCCACATCCGGAGACCTGGTTCGCCTCAGCGATCCCATGGACCAGAGAACGGTCAGAAGCCTTTGCCGGCACGCATGAGGAAAATGTCCTGATCATTTATGACGAAGCCTCACTGATCGATGATGTGATCTGGGAGGTAACCGAGGGGGCCATGACCGAGAGGGGAGCCTTCTGGTTGGCCTTCGGCAACCCAACACGCAATCAGGGGCGATTCTTTGATTGCTTCCACCGGTTCCGCACACGCTGGATCACCCGGCAAATAGATAGCCGCTCGGTCACCCGGACAAACAAGGACCAGATCAATCAATGGATTGAGGATTATGGGCTGGATTCCGACTTTGTTAAGGTCCGCATTCTCGGGCAATTCCCCTCTGCCTCGGATCATCAATTCATCCCCCGCGAGTATGTCGAGGAGGCGAGGGCCAGGCAGTATCATATCACCAAATATCAGTGGGCACCCAAGATCATTACCCTCGACAACGCCTGGACAGGGAGCGATGAAACGGTGATCGGGATGAGGCAGGGCCTGGTCTTTTCGATCTTGGCTACTTTTCAGAAGAACGACAACGACATGGTCATTGCGGGTCATCTGGCCAGGCTGGAGGATGAGCACCAGGCAGATGCCGTGTTTATCGATTTTGGCTATGGGACCGGGGTCTATTCGGCGGGCAAGCAATTGGGACGGGACTGGATCCTTGTCCCCTTCGGGGAGGCATCTCCGGATCCCCAATATGCCAACCTACGGATGTATATGTGGGCGCAGATGAAGCAATGGTTGCGGGATGGGGGGGCTATCCCAGATGATCGTGTGTTGTGCGACGACCTGATAGGACCGGAGGCCCATGTGATTGCCACGGGGAAAAATGCCGGGAAGCTACTCCTGGAATCGAAGGACGACATGAAAAAGCGGGGATTGCCCTCGCCGAACCGGGCCGATGCCTTGGCCCTCTCCTTCGCACGGCCTGTCAGAAAAGAGGGATGGCGAGGCAGAGAGCGGGCCCGGCAGCAGGCGAAGATTGAATATGATGTTTTGGATTATTCGATGGGGGGGAAAGATGGGCGGCAATAAGGGAGATTTTTTTGATTTGTTTATGCGGGGTGCCAGTAAGGGATGGCAGAGAATTGAAAACGATCCCTGGAAGTATTTGGGTCTCTCTTTTGATCCGGGCATTGCCTCGGCCTATGGCATCAAAGATGTCGTGGAGACTTGGGGAGAGGCTGAGGCAGACGTTAAGCGAGAAAAAGAACAGGAAGAGGCGGACAAGAGAAAAGCTGAAGAAGATGCGGCGGCGGCCCGAGCCGAACTAGCCAGGCATAACGCAGCAATCGAGGAGCAGAACCAGCAATATGCTCAGATGATGGGGGAATATTACAACCTCCAATCCGACATGTTGGCCATGCAGTATGACGCCTATATGAGGGAGCAGGAGCGCCTGGCCAAGGCAAAGGCCGAATCAGAGGCCCAGGAGCAGGCCTATACCGAGAATCTGCGTCGTCGTCTGGCCTCCGGCGCCGCCGGAAGAAAGTCAACCATGATGACCGGCGGGACCGGCGCAACCTCCCCTGCACCCACAAAACGAAAAACCCTTTTGGGTGAATAGCAATGGAGCGAGAACAGATACAAGAATATTTTGATCGCCTGGCCGAATTAGAAGAAGAGCGGTCTCCTTGGGAGGCGTACTGGAAAGAAATCCAGGAATATATTTTGCCCGACAGCGGATTTTTCTCGCGGGAGGGGCAGCAACCCAACCGGGGCGAAAAGAGACGGTCCAAGATCATTAATGGTGTGGCCGAGGAAGCCCTGGATAGAGGGGCCGCCGGGATGCAGATGGGGTTGACTTCCCCCTCCCGCCCCTGGTTTCGCCTGACCTTAGCCGATGCCGAACTGGCCAGATATGGCCCGGTGAGGGAATGGCTGGATTATGTCGAGCAGCTCATGTATCGACTGTTCACCAAATCCAATTTTTATGCAGCCGTAATGTCTCTTTATGCAGATATTCTTGGTTTTGGCATTTCATGTATGTATGAAGAAGAATCCCCAACCACAACCATCTGGTTCCGTCCCTGCGCCGTCGGCGAATACTGTATCGCAGAGGGACACAATGGCTTAGTGGACACCTTATACCGCCGTTATTGGATGACGGTCAAGAATGCGGCTGCATCTTTTGGGATCGAGAACCTCTCCGAGACGAGACGCAATCAGGTGGACAGGTCTCCCCACGAATGGATGGAGATCCTCCACGTCGTCCAACCCCGCAGAGAGAGAGACAGCGGCAAGCTGGATCGGTTGAACATGCCCTATGAATCGGTCTATCTGGAAATGGGCAACCTGGATAAACCTCTCTGGGTGGGCGGATACGAAGAATTCCCCTATTTCGTGCCACGCTGGAATACATCTGGCCCGGACGTGTATGGCCGGTCCCAAGCCATGAAGGTCTTGTCCAATGTCAAGATGCTGAATGAAATAGAAAAGACCACCCTGAAGGCGTTGCACAAGCATGTAGATCCGCCCATGTCGGTCCCTTCTGGCTTCAAGGGGGTAGTGTCTCTACTACCAGGTGCGATCAATTATATCGACACCCAAACCATGGGGAGGGCCGAGCCATTATATCAGGTCAATACGGATTTCGGCGGCGTAGAGCAGAGGATCGCCAGGATCGAATTATCGATCCGGCGGGCCTTTTTCAACGACATTTTTCTGATGCTCACCCAAAGTGATAACCCGCAAATGACGGCCCGTGAGGTCATGGAGCGGCACGAGGAGAAACTGATATTGGGACCGTTCATTGACCGGCATTCCACCGAATTTCATGATCGGGTCATTGACAGAACCTTCGGCATCATGGTTCGTCGGGGCATGGTTCCACCACCACCGCAAGAGATTATAGGTCAAGACCTGAAGGTGGATTACGTCTCAATCTTGGCCCAGGCCCAGAGGATGATCGGGACGCAGTCGATCAGGGCGGCCGCAGATTTCGTTGCCGGCCTTGCCCAGTTCAAACCCGAGGTCCTGGACAAATTTAATGCCGATGAGGCGGTGGATCAATTTGCGGAGATGGTTGGGGTGCCGGCAAAGGTCATATTGCCGGATGATCGGGTCCAGGAGATGAGGGCGGCCAGGCAGAAGATGATGGAAGAGCAGAAGCAGGCCGAAGCGGCGATGAACGAAATAGGGGCAGCCAAGACCCTGTCGGAGACCCGAACGGAAGAAGGGAATGTTTTGGGCGATCTCTTGAGCGGGTTGGGGATGTGATATGGAATCGGATATTTTGCACGAAGAAGTCCAGCAGGTTCAGGATGAGGCGAAAAAAAAGGACCTGGAGTTCAAGAATCTCCTGCACGATTTTGAGAAAACCTTTTCGACGGAGAGCGGAAAAAGAATTTATCGGCATCTCTTGGAGCGGTGCCATGTTTTCAGTACGACCTTTACTGGCAATTCGAAAACTTTTTTTCTCGAAGGGGAAAGAAACATCGGCCTCTATCTCTTGGCCATGAGAGAAATGGCTACGGCGGAAGGCCTGGAGCGGTTGAAAAAAGAAATCAATGAATAATGGAGGTGCAAAATGCCTGTGCATCGAGTCAAGGGCGGTTGGCAATGGGGCAAACACGGAAAAATCTATCACGGCAAGGGGGCCAAGAAGAAGGCCGAGAAGCAAGGCCGGGCCGCTTATGCTCACGGATATAAAGGAAAATAATGGGAGGTGTCTATGTCAGAAGAAAATTTTGCCGAAGGGGCCGGTTCTCAGGCTGCCACCGAAGGACAGGGGAACGGAGGCGAAAACAACCAAGATGACCAAGGTAATGCGTTCATCGAATCTTTACCGGAAGATCTAAGGGGACATGAGGGTTTCAAGGATATTCCGGATGTGGGCACTTTAGCAGCCCGCTATATAGAGCTGATCAAGGGGATGCCCAAAATTCCGGAGAAGCCTGAAGAATATGATATCCCTCTACCGGCGGATCTGCCGAAAGACGAGAAATTCATATCCGAATTCAAGGCCGCCGCCCACCAGGCAAAGCTGACGGCCGAACAGGCCAAATCATTGGCCGAATGGTGGAACGACGGCGTGAAGCGGATCAAGGAACAACAGGACGAACTCCGGGAAAAGATGCGCAAATCCCTGAAAGATGAATGGAAGGGGGATTTCGAAAAAAAACTGGAGACGGCCAGAAAGGCCCTGAAGACCTTCGGCAGTGAAGAGTTGGTTGCCTTCCTGGACCAGACCGGCCTGGGGGACAATCCTCTTCTGGTCAAGGCGTTCACGGCCATAGGTGACGCAATATCGGAGGATTCCTTGGTTTTGGGGAAGCGAAAACCGGAAACAATCAGGCGAACACTTGGCGGAGAACCGCTTTTGACCTTCCCGTCGATGGAAAAGACGGGATAGCTAATAGGAGGTATACATGGCAACCTTGAATACATACAGTCAACTCACCCTTTTGGAACTTGCCAATCGCATGGATCCGAAAGGGAATATGGCGATTATCGCCGAGGTACTCTCGCGGGATAACGAAATCCTTCAGGATGCGCCTTGGCTCGAAGCGAATGATACTTTTGCCCATCGGATCGTTCAGCGTCTATCCTTACCCTCCGGGTCGTGGCGGAAGTTGAACTCCGGTGTGGCGGCCGAGGCCTCGCAAACCAAGCCGGTAACCGAAACGATCGGGATGCTTGAGACCTATTCCGAGGCCGATAAGGATCTGGTTCTGGCCGCTCCCGATCCCAGGGCCTTCCGCAACTCTGAGGCGGTGGCCTTTTTGGAGGGTCTATCTCAGACCCTGGCCTCCACCGTGATCTATGGCAATGCGATGGTTGATCCCGAAAAATTTACCGGTTTAGCCCCCAGGCTGGACGCCTTGTCCCAGACCAATGTTTATGGAGCTGGTGGAACAGGAAGCGATTTGACGTCCCTGTATGGGGTGCAATGGGGCGAAAATCGTGTTTTTATGGTTTATCCTAAGGGCTCTAAGTCCGGAGGGATTACCCATACCGATCTGGGTGAAGTGACCAAAGTGGATAGCAGTGGCTATATGTGGCAGGTTTATCGTGATCATTTTCAGGTCAAGTGTGGGCTGGTGGTCAAAGACGAGCGCTGCATCTTCCGGATTGCCAACTGTGAGACGAGCGGGACCACCAACATCATTGACGTGGACCTGATCATCGAGGCCTTGAACCGCATGCCCATGTCAGGGAAGGGCTGCATCCTGTATGCCAACGCCACAATGAAGAGCTATTTGGATAAGCTGGCTAATGATAAAAGTAACGTGATTTACCCCGTCAAGGACGCCTTTGGCGTTCCTGTGACCAGTGTTCGGGGCTGCCCGGTTCGGAAAGTGGATGCTATCCTCGATACCGAATCTCAGGTCTCGTAGGGAGGTGAATGATATGGCTATTATGGATTCCAAACTTATTTTCAGTGAAGACCAGGCCCTGACCACTGTCGGGAGCGCCAACAGCACCAACACTGTTGATCTTGGGGCCGGATACGATGCCTTTGGAAGCGCCGCTTCTGCCAATCCCGGACAGGCGGCCAAACCTCTGTGGCTGAATGTTAGGGTCGGAACGGCATTTGCTTCCGCCGGATCGGCCACCCTTACCGTTGCACTCCAACACTGTGCTACAGCGGGCGGAACCTATACCCAGGCCAATATTGCGACGCCAGCCATCGGAAAGGCTTCTTTGGTGGCCGGGTATAACATTCTGAGTGTTCCTTTGCCCGTCAATTTGAACCGGTATTTGAAACTGGTCTATACGGTCGGGACCGCCGACATGACCGCCGGAACGGTCAATGCCTGGATCGGAATGGATTCGGAAAGCGACAAGTAAACCCTCAATTTGCGGGGGGCATCTTGCCCCCCCAGAAATCATTTTGCCTATGTGCGAAATCTTGATCAAACTCAGCCAACGCACCGATCCCGATCCAGAAGTGGACAAACGATGCTGGAAGACTGGGATGCCGGTCGTGGTGATGGACGACGGCCATCCTTGGGGCAGAGAAGAAAGGCCGCCTCAGTTCTTTGTCCTTAAAATTCCTGGCGTTCCCAAAGAAAAAGCGCTCAAGTTCATCGAAGAGTATATCGAAGATACCGGCCTATACGACACGGGTGGACTACCTATTATGAAAATGGTAGCCCGCAGGTTGTGGAAATTGACCTATGACAATGTGCCCAATGCGCTCAAGACTGCGGCGACGCAAAAAGGTGAGATTGTCGTAGGGCAAGATGTTAGTTGGACGGCCCTGAAGAATTACTTGCGGAATCTTAAGACCGGCGAGACTGCGGGGGATTTTGCGTAATGCTTGTGAAGGTCGAAAAAATTGTAGATACCGGAGGCTCTGGGGACTATACTTCGTTGGCCGCCTGGGAGTCGGCGATGAACACCAGCTACCCAAATCTGGTGTCTGCTGATGTCTATCTGGTGGCACGATGTAAATGCACTACCGGCGCAGCGCTTACATCGTCAACAGATATTGACACCTTCACTACAGACCCAACGCATTACATCCAGATATATGCTGATCGAAGCGATGGGTATAGACATAGTGGAGTATATGACCCCAGCAAATTTAGAATCGAATACACCACTACAAGTTGGGTAGGAGCTTTTATCATACGAGTGCAATATGTTTACATAGATGGAATTCAAATATACCTCTATGACCAAGCAAATGGATCGTATCCAAACGCAATTAATATTTATTATAACAATTCCTCATCTATGACCTATATCTCAAATTGCCTAATCAGATTAGCTCAAAGTTCGTCGAAGACCAGTGGGGCGACTTATGGAATTAATGGAACATCATCATATAATCAAAATATGTCTATTTGGAACAATATCGTCTACTTTGATGGAACAAGATATGCAAATTCATATGGTATAGACGTTGGTAATAGTTCCGGCATAACTCGGAATGCTTACATTTACAACAACACCTGCGTAGGTCATACTTTTGGTATTACTTCAAGCTCTTCCACCACAAACGTTATTCTCAAAAACAACATTTCCTACAATAACTCTGACAATTATAACGGCACCTTCTCCTCTTCCTCTACCAACAATCTTTCCGGTCCCT